CAAAATCTACAGCAGTATATTTCATGTCATCAGACATATAAGAATACTGTTCTCCGTCTATAGAAACGGGGACTATATTATTAAATCTATATATTTTTCTTATTGCTTGTGGTTCACCAGGAACTACTCTTGCTAATAAATTAATATCACACCAAGAACATTTTACATTTTTTTGACTACCTTCTCTTCTAGCCATTAAACCATGATAAGAAGATAATACTAACCATGGTCTTATTACAAAATCAATAAAAGAAGCATTCGTTTCAGTGAATACTATTTTTAACTTATTATATTTATTTCTATTACCAGCAGTTGCTGGTGGAAGCCAACCACCATAATCTAGTCCATTATTTCCTGCTTCAAAACCATCAGATGGAAGATTTACTTGTTTTGCAAAAACACAACCTACTTTATTATAATATTGATATTCACCATCTACAAATTTTCTTACTAAATTAGTATCAGCATACCATCCATCGGTTCTTCCAAAATTGCCTTCAAATTTGTTTAGATCTCTATAAACAATAGTTTCTGTCAAAGCAGGGACGTTTGAAATATCAAACCATAAAAACCACTGATTTGAAGATGCTATAGCAGTAGGCCATGAAGCCAGCGTACTTAAATATAATTCATATGGGCTGTTTATATTCGCCATATGTATATTTAGATATTATTGCTCTGATCTCCAATATTGATAAGCAATCGTAGCTGGTACAGTAACAATATCTCCTGCTGTAGTTACGTTTAATGTCATTTCACCTAGATTGGTTATATAACAACCATATAGGTTATATTTTCTTAAAACATCCCCACCCTTATCTAATAAGGCTAAAGTTGTAACTCCATCGTCTCCTTCTGGAATACTGTAATTACCAGTACTGTCACGATCATCAAAAATAGAAAGCATCCAATCTTCAAGTTTATCTCTTATGCTTAATCCAGCATCCATTCTCATAGTTACAGACCATGCATTACTATTAGGATATTGAACAGTTCCTGGTACATTGAATGATAATCCCATATAAGGAACTGTTACGTTATTAATAGTTTTACTAGGAAGTGTTGTTGATTCTATATATAGTAAATCATCTTTTGAAAAGAAGTTTGCTCCACCAAAAGCAATTACTCTAAAGAGATTTTGCCTGAAAAAATCTTTTCTAGCAGCTACTTCGTGAAAGTTTCTAATTCCTTGTTCGTTTAATATTGTTGCCATATAATTATTTATCCTTTAGTTTGAAAATTATCCAATTAAAGCATCTAAATCTACACCAGTTCTTGTTGCAACGAAGTCAGCCAATATAAATTCTGCTGTTCTTACAGGTTGAATATATACAGCTACTCTCAATTCGTTATTATCAATAGAGGCTGGTGTGTTGTTTCTTTCATCACAGATAAGTCTATAATCATATAAACCTTCTCTTGTTTTAGCTCTTTCAAAAAGAGGAGTTAATCTTAAAAGAACTCTATTTCTTGTTGTTATAGTATTTGGTTCAAAAACAAATCTATTTAAGATACGAGTTGTTTCTTTTTCTAAATATAAGAATAGATTTCTTACATTTAGTCTATCAAATGCTGTTTGATAATTAATAAATGTTTTTTGACCATATACAACCATACCATCTCTTGGGAAGTTAACAACTGGATTGTATGAATTTCTATATAGAAGATCTCTTTGTCTTTGGTTTGGATTTATTGCTATGTCAGCAATTCCACCTAGTCTTCCATAATTAAATCCAGCAGGTGCTGTCCATGGTGCTCTCTTCTTAGCATTTAACATTACTTTTGCCATGAATCCAGAAGGAGGAAGCCATGAAAAGTCATCAGATGCTGCATCGTAACGCTTAACCCATGTAGCATAAACTGACATATAAGTTGATCTTCCAGTTTTAGCATATGTAATATTTAATGGTCTTAAGATATTATTAACGAAGTCAAAAGTTTTTGAATCTTGCGTTTTAGAATTTCTTCCAGCTACAAATATATATCTTAATGGATCTGATATGAATACGTGATTCTTTTTATCTTGAGCAAATGCTCTGAATTTTCTAACAACATCAGAATATCCATCCCTTACAACATCTGGATATTCATAATATTCTCTCCAGTTTTTTGGAATAACATATAAATTATCAATGTTTACATCCAATGTATCATCAAAATATTTATAATCTGGTCTAGCACAAACAGAAGCATTTATTGTTCCTAATCCGGCTTCACAAACTACATCAATATTATTACTTTCGTTTTGAGCTAATTCGCACAATTGGAAACTTCTATCTAATTTTAGAATTAAATCACCGATAGTTTTATTTGAATTATCAAATGTTGTTTTTTGGTGAATACCAGTAGGCCATAATGCTTTTGCAGATTCAGCTATGCGTACATTTTTAGTTGGCATACCATATTCATCAACCCATGTTCCATTTTCAGAAATTTTGTTGTTTAACAACATTCTAAGTCTTGAGTTAGAATTATTTTCAATTTTGTTCTGAACACAGAAATTTACTAATCTTCCGCCTCTTGGATCGTTTTGTTTTCTTCTAGAATACAATGAACCAACATATGCTTCTGCTGTACTATAATCCAATGTTATACTGTCTTGTAAGTTTGCAGATGTGTTTAATTTGAATAAGAAAACTTTCAAACAATCATTAAATGCGTCTTGTGAAAAGTCATATGCAGGGAATCTAGCCATTCTTTCAGAAACACTTGCAAAGTTTATGCTTGAATATGATTCTGTTAATGTAAAGGCCATTCTTTCTTCTGGAATTGTTGTAAAGTTTTGTTTTACTAAAACATTTCCTAAAACATCAGTTCCGGTTTCGATTGATGAATTTACAGCATAAACAGTTTGTACTGCTTGGAAATCTGTATATGGTGTATCATCAGAATTGTCTGCTAAACCAATATAAAACCCTTCATATAAATCATTATTTGTTAATTTATCATCATTTACAATGACAATACCAGCTTTAACAATATCTGAAATGTTATTTAATGAAAAATCTAAGTCTAAATTATTTTTGGTTAATGCTTTTTTAGTATAATTTATAGAAAGGGGAGTTAAGTTTGATGTACTTCCGCTTATTTGTGTTGTTGTTGTTAATGTTGTATTAATATTAACACCTACTTCTCTTGCGTCTGGTTCTTGTGTTTTTAATACAGTCGTTAAAGCAGAGTTTAATTTAATTGTAAAAGAATTAATTAATGAGTTCTGATCAATATCAGATAATTTTCCAGTTTTACCGATTTTTGGAGTTGATGCCAATGTAAACCATGATGGTTTTGTTCCACCTAACCAATATGTAACTTCTGGTAAATTAGTAATTGAGTACTCTGTAACTATATCTTGTAAAATTCTTACAGATGTTGCTTGTGGTATAGAATAAGAAGGAACTACTCCAGAACTTAAAGAAGAATACATACTTAAATCATATGGAACGTCTTTTAAAATTCCATTATTATCTATATTAGCAATAAGAGAACTTAAATCTTCTTGATTAGTTATTATATCACTAAAATCAAGATTAACATTAGCCCAAACAGTTGGTGCTCCTTTGTATGTTAAATCTTTATTTTCAGCTTGAACCTTTTCATCTATATATGTTTGCAATCTTGAAATAAATGCACGATTAACATTAAATGATGTTAAATTTCTTGATATTGTAGTAGAAGATCCTGGTAAAGCAACAGGACCGTTATATATTGATGTTGTAAAAGAAGGACCATACCAGCTAGATACCGTACCTATATCGGTTACGCGTAAATCATTACATACATCAATAAAAATTGATTTAATAGTAGAATTATCTATTGTTATATTTTTTGAAACTTTGTTTACAGGAGAAATGTTTTCTTTCCAGTCAACACTAGATTTTCTAATGTATTTGTCATATTGTTGTTCACTTATTAAAAATGAAGATGGAGGTAAAACATAAAAAGATTCTGCTGTTTGAAAGTTTTCACCATGAGCTAAAACAGGGAAAAGTAATGCACTATAATAATTCTGAACGCTTTGACCACCACCACCTTCACCATATGGTAATCTAGAAACATAAATATCAGAACCAGTTTGTGCTACCTGATCAACTGTATGAAAAAGATATCTTTCTGCTGGTGTTTCTGGTAAACCATAAATAGATTCAAATTGACTTGTACTTGTAATTTTAACCAATTGGTCTGTTGGTCCATATGGTGTAAATCCAGTTACTAA